CACAGATACAAAGGCTGATTGTTGCATTGTAGGTTCAGATAAATCCATAAACCATTCAGCACAACGCCAAGACATTATGGTACTAGCAAGCATCATGCATCTTGGTAAAATTTTCCATCTCAAAAAGGTTTCAAAATTCACTTTATTAATACCTCATTTAATCCAAATCCTTCTAACAAAACTAAAGTAAAGAACAACAAAAGAATACCTCCTGCTATTAATTTACCACTAAAATTAGTAGATCCAATCTTAATTGCAACAAATTCATTACCTAGTATTCTAAGTGATAACTCAAAAGAATTGTTACTTAAATCTAAATTTATTAGTTTCTTTTTTTCTTCTGTCATCAATAAACCCTCACTTTTTCTGGATCAATTTTAGGAATTAATTTGCAAATACAATCATATACCTGTTTTTCATTATTTTTCATATAAGTTTGATTACTAAGTTTTTTTTCATACATCAAACAATCATTAACATTACGAAAATAAATTGTGCCTTCCTTAACTAAAAATCCATTTAAAGTGCAATATAACATAAAAGCTGTCATTTGTTTTTCACTGCACTGTTTAACGAATTTATTACATCATCTATATTTGGCTCTTTGCCCCAAGGGTTGTAAACACATTTATACTGTCTTGGACACCAACTTTCAATCATTAGCTCATATGTCTTATTATTACCTATATAAATGCAAGCCATCATACCAGTTTTTGATTTTATCCTTTTCTTTAATCTACAAGTTGTATATTTTTTTTTTTAATCTTACCTTGCCATATCTTTTGTTCTCTTGTGTATTCCTTTGGTTTATAAACATAACCATCTGCATGAGCTTTCTTGAACCATATAGATGCAACTAACAATAAAAAACCACTAACCACTAAAACCAGAAATATCCAAGCGATACCTTCGCCTACTTGTCTTCTTAATTGTTGTTGTTTGTAAATAGTTCTTTGACGTTCTTTTCTTATTTGACCTTCCATATGCAAAAGCTCATCATAGGCTTGTGGTCCATGAGTTAAATTCAAAAACATCTTGAGTTCGTATCTCTGTTCCTCAAGTTTCTTTTTTGCAGCGTACGCAGCCATTGCCGCCTCTTCGATAGAACCAGCTTTAAACAACTTACCAAACAAGGGAGGATTTTTAGCTTGTTTTTCTGCGTTATCAACATCTGATACAGCTCCCATCCAGCGACCAATGTCTCCTGACATCTGTTCTATATCTCGACCTACTGAAAATCCTTTTTTAATTGCATCGAAGGCTTTACTTGCAACACCAACAGCTAATGATATGGTTACTGGATCTATAATAGGTCTCCATTAAAAAACGCCTTCAAATCTTTGCGGTCTAGCTATCTTTGAGAACTTTTTTATTATTTTTGCTTTGTTTTTTGGCTTTACTTTTTTTCTTTGGTTTATTTTCTTTTGTACTTTGTTTCGCTTTTGGTACGACATCTGCTATAACCTCTAATACTTCCAAAGGGTTTTGTTTTATTACTGCTTTCATAACAACTTCTGGTGAAGTTACTATTCCTTGTTCAGCAAGTCTTGTTTGTCTCTTCTTTTCTTTTTCTTGTGCAATCATTCCTGCACGAACTGAACTAACCATTAGTTTTTCCTTCCCATAGCATTCATAGCTGCTATATCTCTTTGAGTTTGTATTCTATCTTGAGCAATTTCTTCTTGTTGCTGAAGACGTTTGTTGTCAATCATTGTATCATTTGACTCTTTTTGAGCATCCATTTCTGCTCTTTTCTGAAATTGTTCGGCTTTTTGTTGTATTTCAGAACCACGAAGAGCCAATTCTTGTTTTCTTAAACTAACAAGAGGATCTTCTTGTGGTGGAGGTGTAAGTGCTTGTGCGTATTGCTCTTGCACTTCGGCTGCAATTTCTGCTGCTCTTGATGCAATTTGATCTGCTATCTGCTTTTGCATGTTAGGGTCTTGTTGCATCATCATTTGTTGCTCTGGAGATATTGTTGCCATAACTTCCTGCTGTGCAGTTATTTCTGACATCATAGCTATATGCTCTGATATATGACCTTGAAGTGTCATAAGTATAGATGCGTTAGATTGTGCAACTGGTGTTGATAACATAGCTAAATGAGTTGTTATATGTGCCTGATGGTTCTGTTCTGGAAACGCAGTTAACACAGCCAATCTTAATGCCTCTTGATTTTCTTTTGCTGGGTTCATGGGCATAGGTTGAGGGGGAGGCTGCAACACTTGGTCTATGTTCGTAACGCCTAATGCTTCATACATTTTACGATAGGCTTGATACATGCCATTCTGCCCATGAATTTCTGGATTACTTTGAGCCAACTGTAACTGTGTTTGAGCCAAAGCAATACGTTGTGACATTGAAAATATATTAGGATCGGAGACAGGCAATATATCTATTCTGTCGTCAAAATCCATTTGTTTAATTTCTGGTGGTGCGCCTGGTACTTGGTAAGGGTACATTGGAACGCCCATAGAAAACACACGAGCCAGTAATTTAAACTCAATCTTTTGTGAGTAATGAAGACGCTTATGAATGGCAGACATGACCTTCGTACCACGCTCCATAATAGCCATAGTTGTGCCAACAGGAGCGTTGCCTTGCATTTCACCAACTTTCATGTCAGCCATAGACGCAAAACGTCTGCCAGAATCTATTAATGTTCCCATAAGAGAATATAATGTCTGTGATGGTTCTTTAAATGGTAGTGGCATAATAGCTTGCCTTAGATCACCACCGACCATATCTACATCTCTAAACTCACCAGGATTAAGAGGTGTCTCGTCATCTCTTATTCTAGCTCCTCTAGCCTTGAAACCTGCTGGTAGGTTAGATAGTGTGCCAGCATCTATTAACTGCCTTAGAATGGACGTAGAAGCTCTGGAAAGACCACCTATAGTATGTGTGAGACCAAAACCATAAAACCCAAGACCAGGTAAGAACTTATAATGAACAAAATAAGGCACTTTCCTACGGAGTGGATCACTTTCGTTGAAATTCCTCTTGATTGATAAGACATCCCCAGTGTCCTCCATGATTGTGACAATATAGGGCATTTTCAATCCTGTTGGTTCACCGTCAGCTCCAATATCTTCAAAGCCTTCAATATCTAAATCTGTATGAACCTCATAAATCATCATCTCTTCATTTTGTGAAGAGCTACTCGTAATGCCTTCTATGTCATTGATTGTATCCTTCACATCATTCGTGCCATCTGAATCAGCACCAGAACTAGGAAGGTCTATATCTCTGTAAAATCCTGATAATTGTAATTTTTTAATTTCGTTTTTATCCATACGAATGCAATGAGTAACTCTTGTCGCAGTCGCTAGGTCTGTTGCACTGTAAGGAACAATTAAGTCCTCAGAATGCACAAACTTACTAACGGCTCTTTGCATTGTTGGATCAAAGTAAACTTTTTTAAATGCTGAACCTACGATTGGAAGATAAAATAACATTTGATCTAATTCAGGATCATATTCTTCCATCTCATAAGTTATCTGGTAATTCATGTAGTTTTTAACACGCTCTGCTTGAGCTGTTACTTCTGGAGTTTCTGCTCCAATGATTGAAGTCTTAACTGGTCCTCCAGCGGGTAACATTTCACGATATGCTTGTGCCTGAAACTGTGTCACAGATTCAGCAAGTAGTGGATGCACTATTCCAGATGCTCCCTCGAAAGGTTCTGATCTGTCTTCGTAACTCATACCAAGAAGTTCTAGCCCACCTTTATATTGTTCTTCCCAATCGCTTCTTGAATTTGTGTCGTCTTCAATATTGCCAGTAATTTCGTTAGATATTTCTGATAAAACATCTTCGTCAATATGTTCGGCTAGGTTTGCATCGAAAGGAATAGCTATTGGAGTTTCTGATTCCATCTCCATCTCGCCAATGATAGCTGATCCATCATCTAATTCTGTCACACCTTCAATCATAGGCTGTTGTGTCAAATCAACTAGACTAGACTCTATCTCTGGAGGCATTGCGCCATCTATACCATTTATTTTTTCGATTGCCATTTTAAATCCTAACTAATTGTGTAACCGCCACCTTTGATTGCTGCACCCATACCACGACATGACATCTTGCCACCTTTGACTTTACCGCCACCACCGTATTTCTCTACTTTGCCACCCATTTCCATCATAGCAAAGTCATCACCAGATATTCTACCATCTTTGTTTTTGTCTAGTTTCTTTTGACCGCCCACTAGTGGTTTTGCTTCTCCACCTAATTTCATTTCTTTTGCTTTTACTTTATCAATTGCTTCCATTAGCCCACCTTTCTCTGCTTTTATAATTGTTGCTTTATTTATGCCCATTGTCGTTGGTTTAGTGATAGATGCGTTTCTTATATCTAAGTTAGTGGGTCTTTTCATTTTAACTTTACGAGGTTTTTTAGCTACTTTTTTTAACTTAGCCAAATCCTTACTTTCTTGATTCGCTATATTGGTAGCCATCTTTAAACCAGCTAACGGGTTTTTGCTTTTACTCACATTACCACCTAATCTTAA